GATGTAAGAGTCCCCGTCGAAGGATTATATTTTAGGTCACCGTCAGACTCTAGTCCGATGTTGCCGCCATCTAAATCCCCACCAGAAGTGAAGATGATGGCATTTTCTTCGTCAGTGCTTTCGTTGTCAGTAATCGTCACTGTGGTTGCGACACCAGCTGTACCAGAAACATTCCCGGTTACATCCCCGGTAATGTCACCAGCAACAGTCACATTACCAGCAAAGGCTACAGTTGAACTAGCCACAGTAGCGTTCGGTGTGAACGTCATATGCGTGACAAAAGTATTCTTGGAGTTGATATCATTTCCAAGGGTCATGACACCCGCATTAGTTATATTCCACCTCCAGGCATCACCAGCGTCATCATGCTGATCGGCGGCCCACACGAAATTCAGGGCCGCATCCTCGACATCGGCAGTCATCTTGAATGCGTTCAGGGTAGTTTCGTCATACCCCAGCTTGATGTCGTGATCGGTGCCGTAATAGATGAAGAAATCATCTGGGATGTTTTGGTTCTGAAGGACAGTGGCATCGCTCGAGCCGTCAACAAACAGATGGCCCCATGTGCCTTTCTTGATGCTGACTGTTGTAGTGGCAGAATCTTGCGCGATGATCATCTCAGCGGTGCCAGTAGTGCTATTGTAAAGCCAAAGTTCTTTCTGTGCATCGGTAGCTGCGATGGTTAGCGTTTGATCTTGAGAAAGAGTTCCAGTAGCACGAATAATTTTATGCCTAAAATCAGCAGATGAACCATCTGTTAAAGTTTCAGTCTTGGTAGAAGCGTCAGTTACAGAGTAATCGGAAACACCAGTGATCATTTCCTCAAGTATTTCAAGGTTTGCATTTGTGGTCGTACCCCAGGTTCCCGATTGCTCACCTGTGGTCATTTTCTCAATTCCGTTTGCTGTATATGTAGAGGCCATTTTTTATCCCAACCTTATGATCGCGTTGTTTTGATCGGCTGTCGGAAACACGATAGTGAAAGTTTGATTACTTGCCACCTGATCTCCGCCGAAATCTATCACCGCGATCGCCTTATTACCTTGCGATGAGTTGTAAATAAGAGCTCCGCCGGCTGTAAGTGACCCAGTAATCGTCCAGGCCACATCCGTGAAGTCTAGATATGCGCGGCCAGAAGCATTCGCTACCACCTGTCCGGACAATGTTGCTCCGCCGGCCGTATATCCAGTTCCGCTTGCCTCATTACCATTGCTCGTTAAATCGGAATAATTCGTGGTGGCCTGGCCAAACGAATCGGTTTCCAGTTCATCCACGGATTTGATGAGCGCAATTTTGAGCGTATCTCCGCTGGTATCGAGATCGTGGGTTCCCCCAAGAAGCTCATCCAGAAATGTGGTGCATATTTCGTTCGTAATGGTTGGCATTACGCTGGCTCCATCCTGGCGTTATCGTACCTGCGCTCTTCAAGCCTTCCGCGGCCCTGATACTTAACCTTGAGCCTGGCGATCTGAGCCTGATACCTCGCTTCCATAAGGGCCAGCAAAGATCCCTCGGCAGCATCCTGCTTCATGAAGATCGCGGCCTCGACCATGCATCCATAGAACAGGGCCGATTCGCAGTTTGTGCTGATCCACGAAATCGCACCCTTGATGTAAGTAGCCACCACTGCCGTGGATCCGCCAGAGGTCGAAGTATTCTCAGCACCTGACTGGACCGGCGTGGTGTAGTCAGTCGATCTAAGTTTCACGTTATACGAATTCGTAGCTACACTCGTCAGTTGGTGAGGTAGGGTTGCATTAATTACCGCTGCCGCAACCGTATCCACAGCCGCTGACCCGGCAAATTCAACCAATGTCTGCTCATCCATTCCGTGCGAGGTGTCGGTCACTGTCAGCACGGAAGACGGTAGGGTTCCTTGTGTAGCAAATGGATCCGTACCAAGCGTCACGACCCTCGTCACATCAACATCTGTGATCGAGGCAGGCTTGAAGTAATAAACCAGACGATATCCAAGCGCATCCTTTGGAACAGGAGATACCTGGATCGTACTTCCCGAAGAGGACGAAGTATAAAGCTCGGCGTCCTTGTCGGCGTAGTATTTCGGAACATCCCTCAACGAAAGATCAGTTGGATCCCGGGTGTATTCATCGAGGAAAGTGTGGTGCTTTTTAATGAGCGGAACTTCCTCTCCATTTCCAAGCGTCACATGCATGGATACAGACACGAGATAGTCCTCGGGCGCCACAACTGTGGCCGTGCCGGCCGTGAAGGACAGGGAAGAGTCTTCTTTTTTAAACAGGTTCAACTCGAGTTCCTCGAAAATCCTGTCTTCCGCCGTTTTGATAAAATCATCTATCTCGGCCACGAAAGTAGATTCCGTGTTTTCGGTGTAATCTTGGATTCTCTGTTTAAGCTCAAAATAATTCATGCTATCGTCACCGTTACTTTCCCCATGGCAACCGCGATATTGAGCGGTTTGCGAGGCGAACCAAAAAACTTGTCAGTCGCACCAGGACCGCCCACAAATACCTCATTAGGTTCAACACGCGCAGGGCGAGGATCCCTGATAGCTTCCGGGTCAGTCGTAAGGTGGATTGGAAAATCCTGTGGATGCCTGACTTCAAAACATTCCTCCTTACAAACCAAAAGGCCGGTCCACTCTTTTATGAGTTCGGATAATTTGTATTCGAATCCGCATCTTTCGCAGATCCCAAGAGCAAACTTCCCTGACGCATACGTTTTGGCCTGTACCATTACCTGAATGCCCTGTAATAAATAGCCAGATCGGGCGTGATCTGAAACGCGGCCCTATCGCGATCCTCAGCGGCAGCCAGATCAAACTTCACTATCGCCTTCGCGTCCAGGATTTCGGACCTGTCGGGCGCCTTTTTCTCTGCAATCTTCGAGGCAAGCTCGGCCATGAAGGCTTCGTAAAACCTGAACGGAATCGCAATCGTATCGGTGCCAGTTTTGATGTCTTCGATTCTGATAAGGACATCATATTTAAAAACGTCAGTTGAATTTTCAGGCGTTGGATATACCTTCAGGTTCGGAATGATTTGACGATCCAGATACCACTGGCTTGGCCGACCCAAGGTTGTCTTGACCGGAGTGGTAAGGAATTGCTCACGACTAATCCGGCCCATACTCAGGTCAGTGCCAGACCTGACGATCACAGCCGAAATAATATCGATAACATCGCCATCAAGAACGTATTCGTTCTCGGAAGTTTCCATTGGTTCTTCGCGAGTCTTCACCGTCCAGAGGTTGATGCCCTTGTTCGCCCAGTCGGAAACCATCAGGTTCATTGAACGTATGGCAGTCTGGAGATCATACCCAGTACGAGACTCTCTGCCGCATCGCTCAAAGGCTTCCTCTGTGGCCTCAGCGGCATCAAACGTAAAGACTTGCGTTCCGCTCGTTGCCATCGGCCTACCCTCTGAGTTTTCTTAATACACTCGCTGTTATTTCAAGGCCTCCGGTCTTCAGGGTTGGATCCCTGGTTATTGCCGGAGCTCTTGAAGACTTTTTCTTTTTAACCTTCTTCGCGGGTTTCAGGTTTCCGCCCATTCCCATTGATCTGAGTTGGGAATCCATGCTCATCCTTTTCGAATGAGTTGTGGCTGTCATTTTACGACTACCGTTCTGCCTCATTGCCTAAGACCCCGCGTATTTCTTTTCCAACACTAGGGTGACCGCATATGAATCGGTATTGTCTGCCAGCGCGGCCAACACGATGAAATTAATATCACCAGTCCAACCACTTGCCTGGGTGTTTTTCAGGCCACCGATATCAGTGTAGTCAAGTATGTCTGATTCGTTTGCTGGAAGATCCAAGATGAAAACATCCGTGGTTGCGTCCCACAAAAGACGAACCGGCATACTTGATGTGGAAAAGATAATCTTCATGATACGAACTTCATCACAAGCGGCCTCGCCGCCAGCGGCTTGAAGCGGCGCAAGCGCAGAAACATCTACCTTTTTGACAGCTGTTCCTTCGCCAGTTCCGTCACTAATGTTGGTGAAGTGCATGACAGCCACTTTAGGGCCATCCTGAATCGTTTGAGAAGTAACAGCATCAGCCATGACTATCCCTCCTTGATAATGTCAGGATACTTCGAATATTCCTTGCCAAGAGAGTCGGTCTTGTGGTTAACGATAGCCTTCTGTGCGCTATCGACAGCCCCTTTGCCTTCATTCTTCCGGCGGAAATCCTTACCCCAATGGTTACGCCACTGGCTTCCCCATCCAGAACTCTCATAGCAACCGTCACCATACATAACGAGTTGCGGGGAGGAAAACATGCGCTTCATTTTCTTCCCGCATGAGCAGCGGGGAGGAGTCTCAAGCTTTTTGATGTACGGTTCGTACCGCTCAAGATCCTCCCCGCATTCAATGCACTCATACTCACGCATAGGCATGACTAATCTTCCTCAACTTCAACGTGACAGATAGGGAGATTTCCAATCATATAACCAAACTCAGCATCCGACCTAACGTATCTGACATACCTGCCAGAAGGTTCATGATGAAAGCATCGGTTGTTGCATCCCAAAGCAATCGAACCGGTATGATGATGGCCATCTTGAGACCATCTTGAATCGTTTGAGAAGTTACAGCATTAGCCATAACTATCCCCCCTTTGTAACCTGTCTTTATGGCCTCTTTGTCCACGCCTTTGGATTTTGTTTCTTCTTTTTCTTTTTCTTAACAGGTGGATTATTAATTTTACCTATCGTTTTAAATGTATTTTCCATTTTATCAGTGTCTTTAAATCCGAAGAAACTTTTAGGATCTTCATCTTTTCCATTCTTCTTCTTTCCTAGCTTCTTTACACTTTTGTTTGATGAGGTACGACTCTTAGCTTTAGCCATTTTTAGCTCTCCAAACTAAATGTCAGGGTACTTCAATAAACTTCCGCATCCCCTCCCGCCTATATTCGCAAACGGGAGGGGTGTCCTGCGGAACCATTTCGAAACGCTCCATTTCCAATCCACAACTTTCGCATTCGTATTCACAGATCGATACGGCGTTATTACTAAGCGTCCGTTGAAGCAGTGATGTTCGTCTCCATACTAGACTCGCCATCAAGATTTACAATGCGAATTGGCTGGAAGAATTGCATATCAGCCCCGACAAACGCCTGAGTAACATTTGCCGCATTGTCCGCTAATCTGGCATTGATGTTTGGCCCTACGTTACCAGTTGTCGTTGCTACAGCAGTGAGAATTACATCGGCTGAATTCCTGGTTCTGGCATAGTTTTCACAAGACCCGCCACCAACAGTCAAGTTAACGGCAGCGGTAGTTACGTTCTCTATACAAGCAGTACCAAAATCGCCATCAATCCAAAAGTTCTCGATGGTGATATTATCGCCGCCAATAATCGTCATTGCAGTCTCTGCACCAGCAGAAGATGAACCATAATGCTTCCATCCCGAAATCAGTAAATCGTCTGCATTAGCATCGGTAGCAATAAAGTCGGTACATTGACCCGTAACATCCTTAGTTTCGATATTGATCAATGAACATCTGGCAGCATTGATGTCGATAGGTCCAGTAAGAGCATCAATTCCACCCGTGAATCTGAAATTCGTCATCTTGGTATCCGCTGAATCGATATCCATGTCAGCACCAACAGCCGTGGTAAAATTAATTTGCGGCCTGTTGTCGCCATGTCCTATGCCAACGAAAGTGATACCGGCAACATCGATAGCAAGACCAGCAGCAGCCGTGACGGTTTCCACATGTCCCGGACAAACAACAACAATATCGCCATTGTTTGCAGTCATTTTACTAACCGCGTAATCCATCGTATTCCATGCGTGGTCAGGGTCTTTCCCTGAGTTAGCATTGGAAGATCCGCTTCTTGTGGACCCAACAAATCTAACATTTCCTGTCGTAGTGATATCTCCACCACCAAGAACAGGAACACCAAAGCTCGATATTCCGTTGGGAAAATTTGTAAGTGGCATTTCTTTTCTCCTTCACCAGGAACACACAGGGTTTTTCACCTATCTGCCAAGAGGAATTAAACCTCAACTTACCCTTAGAATAGGGGCCGGAGTTTCCCCCGGCCCCTGAATACTCTACGCGCCCGGAGAGCCGTAGACCCCTCGTGGGTCAGACCAACCGAAAACGTACCGCTCCCGGCAGCGATAACGCATGTTGCCGGTGTCGAAGTCGCCTTCCATCTTATGGGTCAGCTTGGTTCTCTCGAAACACTTCAGCGCATTTGGCGCGTCAGTGAGCAGGAACCAGGCGTCCGTATCCGTCAGGAAGTGGTTGATGGTGAACCCTTCAGGCACCACGTTCTGATGCTTGATCGAGTTCAGATCGTTGTTCGCAGTCTCGATGCGGCCTTCGGTGTGTAGAAGGCGATCGGCCGTGAACTGCATTTGCGGCGGAATGACCAGCTTGCGGGCCTGAAGGGCCGTGGTGAGGCCACGCTCGTCCGTGAACAGCGAAATGTCGATGATCGCGTTCTCGAGCGAGGTTTCATTCAGGTCGGAAGCAGTCGTAGGCTCGTTAGCCCACGTTCCGCCGACAGTGAGTGGGTGGAGAGCGGAGATCATTTCAAGGCCATCACCGCCCAGGTAAGAGTTGTTGAACGCGCGATTGAAAATCGCGGCGCCCTTGACGTTCTTGGTGTACGCCATCGAGCGGGCCATGGCCTTGGTGTACCGCTTGGAGATGGAATCGTACAGATTGTCCTCGACAGCTTCCTCGGTGAGAGCGAAGGCCAGTGCGATGGTTTCGTGGGTGTAACGTGCAGTCCACGCCTCACGAGCGTCATCGTAGCTAACCCCTTGGCCCTCAGCCTTGACAGGAGCCGTTCCGAACCCTGAGAGCATGACCTCTTCTTCGAAGGCTCGTACAGAGGTTTCCTTCTCAAAGAGCTGCTCATGCTCTTGGTCGTACCGGTTGTACTCCATGCCGAAAAGAACATTAAGGCCAGGCTCAAGCTCTTTGGCAAGTTGCGCTCTGTTGATAGCCATGTTTCAGATTCCTTTTTGTTTAACGACTAAATGCCGTCCGTACCAACGCTTTTCAGCGTATGGTTGTTGATAATCACATAGGCATTTCCGTTAGCGACAGACTGGTCGCTATTTTCATCGTTCGTGGAAAGGCCGATGATTTTCAGCGGATCGGTAGAAGTTGTGGCCACTTCGGAGTGGTCAAGCTCAAAACGGGAGG